GACAAACATGTGGTCAAGATGATACTAGAGAGCGCTCAAATGCTCTCTACTACTCATCGTGTTCTTGATGGTGATGAACATGCTAATAATGTTGGTATGTATAAACTGGCTCACAAAAATCATCCAAGCACTATTTGGACGAGAACTGCTAATAAAAACTATGAATGGTTGTGGCAGCATATGTACGGCCTGATGAAAGAATACACATATCGTTACGGCAAACATCATGCAACAGAAAGATTGATTCATTCACTCTCGAAGCTTCCAAAAAATATACCAATTGAGGAGTTTACAGACCCCCCACAATGTATGCCTGAATATTGTAAGAATGAGGACGCTGTATCTGCGTATCATAAATACTATATAATGGAGAAGTCAAATTTTGCAACTTGGAAACGCAGAGATAAACCAGAATGGTTTTATGACTTAGAAAAGGTGAGTGCTTGATATGGATGGCTTGAATGGGGTAGATGATAAATACGATCCTTACATGAAAGAAATTTCAGAGATGCAAAAGTCTGTTCACACTTTGCAAATCAGGCAAAAAGAACTTATTGAGCGTTTGGACAAATTAAAAAAGAAAATAACAGTTTTGGGTGGTGATCCTGACCAATTGGAGATAGACGTTTAATGCCAACATATACATTTAAGAATAATACTACCGGCCTAGAATTTGATGAATTTATGGGTATGAGTGAAAGAGAAACTTATCTAAAAGATAATCCTGATATCATCCAACTCCCAGTTATGTTTTCTTTTGTTGGAGATCATATTATGGGCGTTGGACCAAAAGCAGATGGGGGATTTAATGAACGTATGGAGCAGATTGCAAACTCACATCCTGGCTCTCCTCTAGCTGATAGGTATGGTGGTACTAAAACTAAATCTCATAAAGAAATTAAAACAAGAGATGTGTTGAAAAAACATAAGGTGATATAATGGCTAACAAAAAAAATAAAGAAATTAACCACACCAATCTTGTACCTGTCAAACCAATTACTGATAATCAAAAAGTAGTTTTTGAATCTTGGAAAAAGGGAAAGAACCAATTTTTATTTGGTGCTGCTGGTACAGGTAAAACTTTTGTTTCGCTATATCTTGCACTAAGAGATGTATTGGATTTAAAGAAATCTTATGACAAAGTAGTTCTTGTACGGTCACTTATTCCTACTAGAGAGATTGGATTTCTTCCTGGCGATGAGGAAGATAAGGCTGCATTGTATCAAGTACCATATCAGAACATGGTGCAATTCATGTTTCAAATGCAAAATGAGCAACAGTTCAATAATCTATATGATAAATTAAAAAGTCAGGGATCATTATACTTTTTATCAACTTCCTTTCTAAGGGGGTTGACATTTGATAATACAATCATTATAGTAGATGAATGTCAGAACATGAACTTTCATGAACTGGACACAATTATTACCAGAGTCGGTCAGGATTCAAAGATTGTATTTTGTGGAGACTTTGATCAAACAGATTTGGTGAGGCAAAATGAGAGAAATGGTCTACATGACTTTTTACGAATTTTGACAGAAATGGATGAATTTAGTTGCACAGAATTTACTATTGGTGATATTGTTCGTAGTGGGTTTGTTCGTAGCTATCTCATCAACAAAATTAAACTTGGCATAGGAATTGAATAATGAATTTAGAAAAACTTAGAGAACAACTAGAAATTGATGAGGGTGTAAAATATGAAATTTACAGAGATCATCTTGGGTACGCTACTTTTGGTATAGGCCATCTGGTTCTTGAATCTGATCCCGAATATGGGCAGGACGTAGGGACTTCCATCGACACTGTTAGAGTCCATCAAGCCTTCGAATCAGATTGCGAAAGTGTCTTACGAGACTGCAACATCCTTTACGAAGACTTCGACGATTTGCCGGAAGAAGTTCAACAAGTGATTGCCAATATGATGTTTAATATGGGGCGGCCGCGTTTGAGCAAATTCAAGGGTATGAAACGTGGCGTTGATGCAAGAGATTGGAATGCGGCCGCAGACGAGATGGTTGACAGCTCGTGGTATCGCCAAGTAACTAATCGCGCAGATAGGCTTGTGGAGCGAATGCGTAAAGCACATCCGCTGTATAGAGAATATGATTGAAAATGAGAACCTTTAATCATGTACCAGTGGAATTACCAGAGCTAAAGACTAAAACAATTGATCGCAAAAGATTCTATGTAACACCACATAATAATTATTACCCATCAATCACAACAGTTTTATCAATCCGAAATAAAAAAGGATTGATGGAATGGCGTAATCGTGTGGGTAATGATGTGGCTAATTATGTTGCGAGTAAAGCTGCAGCAAGAGGAACTAAAGTTCACCATATGTGTGAGGATTATCTAAACAATCAACATACAGAATTGCCTGATAAATGGGAGAAACATAAAAAGGATTTTCTTCCTTGGTGTATATTTAGTGAATTAAAAGACAAAGTGTTGGGTAATATTAATGACATACACGCTCAAGAATGTGGTCTTTATAGTGATAAATATAAGGTAGCGGGCAGAGTTGATTGTATTGCAAAGTACAATGGTGTACTTTCAATCATCGACTTCAAGACATCGACAAAAGAACGATCTGATAGTTGGAATGAAAATTACTATATTCAATGCTCTGCATATGCAGAAATGTTTACCGAGAGAACAGGTATAGAAGTTTCACAAATTGTTATTTTAGTAGTAACAGAAGATGGAACCGTCCAAGAATTTATTAAAGAAAAGTACGAGTATTTAGATAGTCTAAAAGATTCCGTTGCAGAATGGGGAAGGCAAAATGAAACAGATAGTAAAGGCCACCCACTTGTTTATAGCTAGCTTTCTATTTGCAGTGGCTCTAGTAACGCTATCGTCATCTGTTACAGCACAGACTATGTGCGTTCCTAAGCTTGCTATGGTACAGGCTATGGCAAATAAGTTTAGTGAACTAGAAACAGAGTACGGTATAGATAATCGTAGCTCAAGTTATGTAGGTGTTTATGTAAATAATAAAACAAAAACATTTACGTTTACTATGACACCTAAAGGACAGCCGAGTGTTCTCTGTGCTATTGCTAGTGGCACACAATGGGAGCAACTGCCCGGAATATCTAAAGGTGTTATATCTGATGGTTCGTTGATTAGTATCTCTTACAATAAAGACTCAGGTCTTTGGCAGCTAATGTATGTCAACAAAGCAACAGGTAATATTTCTATGGTAACGCATGGAAACTCTTGGCAACGTGTCATTAATCTCAATGCTTCGTCTATTTAAAATAAGGTATAGATAATGAATAAAACTAACATGGCTGTTGGTGTAGTACTTTTAACATTATTAACACCAATCATTGCTTTGGCCGAAGGCGAAGCATTGGGTAAAGAACCTTTAGTACAGGTAAATAAACCTATATTTTGTGGCGACTCTTCTAGCTTGTTAAAATATCTTACTGAAAAATATAATGAAGCTCCTGTTGTAATTTTTAATGAACAAAATGGTATGGAAAGTCAAGTTGTAGTTTTTGCAAATGTAGAAAAGGGGACTGCTTCTGTTGTAGAAAATTTTCCTAATGGAAAAGGATGTTTATTAGCAACCGGCCATGATGTAATGATTATTCCCGTAAAAAAAGAAGGTTCCGACACTTGATTTTTTTTGTAAAACACCTTGACAAAAATCATTTGCTGTGTTATAAATATAGTACAGTTTGATGATACGGACTGAAAGTTGTGCAGGACTTGGGGGCAGTACCCAACGCCTCCACCAAAAGGAGATTGATATGGTTGTATTAATTGTAGAATGTCAAGGGGAGGGCCAAAATGATGACCCTGACCCCGCGCAAAAAGGTAGCGAAGGTAGCTATTAAGTGGATGCTTAAAGCTTATATAGTTTGGAGTATTTGTGCAGATATATTTCTTCTCAGTGGAATTGTATACCTAATCTTTTTTTGATGGGGGCGACATAGGATCGACTGGCAGTATATAGGAAAGTGGAGAACTGTGGATTGGACGCCTTATAGTCCACTATAGTAAATGCGAACGATAATTTTGCATTTGAGGATTATGCACTAGCTGCATAGTCTGTCGGGGTTCGGGGAGTTCCTAGCAACAGAATACTCCCCACTTAATTCAAAAAAGGTATTGACATTTTCTATTTCTTGTGTTATACTTTGTTATAATAAGAATTCAAGTGAAAACTTGATGAGTTTGGTGGTTCTCTAAAAACTACCAATTTAAAAGTTGGAATGAGTTCAACTTATTTGTAATGTTAAGGAAAACATTTAAATGACTACTACTATCCAGACCGCTAAGGTCGCCCAGACCGCTAAGGTCGCCAATGCACTCGTCAATGGTGCAGAACTTACCGCAAAGCAGATTGCATCACGTTATGGTGTTAAGAATGTTCGTGCAGTAATTAGTAAGCTGCGTTCAGAGGGTTATTCAATCTTTCTGAATAAGCGCGTATCGTCTTTTGACGGCCAAACCTACATGAAGTATCGTGTTGGTACAGCACCACGGGCAGTTGTTGCTGCTGGCTACGCCGCTCTACGCACAGCGTAATTAGGTAGGGTTTTGGGGTTTCCTAGTAACAGAATAACCCCACTTTATACTAACGCACTAAGGCGAGTATGAAGTTGACTGATTCCTGCTTGGTATATCCAATGCCTTGTGGGTCGCACAAGATAGGCATTGCCTTATGTGGGGTTGGTCGTTAAACATAAAAAAGGAGATAGTGTGTGAGTTTAGAAACCCTCGTAAGAAAATCATTTATTCCTTCCGGTTTGAGGAACACACGAAGGGTGATGCCTTAATACATCCGTGGGGGGTCACGGTTAACCCCCCAATTTATTGTATTATGAAAGATAACAATGATACCAATGGCTTTAATTACAACAAAAAACTTTACAATTGCAATTGAGAGTATTGCAAAAGAAAAGCATATCACTCATATGGATGCTGTTTTACATTATTGTGAACAAGAAGGTATTGAACCTGAGTCTGTCAGCTCTCTTATCTCAAAGGGTCTTAAAGAAAAGATCGAAGCAAACGCAAGAGACTTAAATTTTTTGCCGAGGCAAGCACAACTACCAATCTAGACAATGGAACCGATTGACGTTTATTTGATGTATTGTGCTATGAAGGCACATTTCAGTAAGAATGATTATGACTTCTTAACTTACAAAGGTAAAAGTCGTGTTCCCAGAAACTCGTTCTATAAACGTAAAGACAGATTTTTCTTTGTCAGGCTGTCCAAAAAATATGAAGACTACGAGGACATTAAGAACTATCTAGTTGCTAATTTCATTGTGGATAAAAAAGGTTACGTTGCAAATTTTAATGATGAAAATTATAAGATTTGGAAAGAGAAAAGAAACAATTTCTATAATATATTCACCGAAGAAATTCGCCCATTTGTAAATAATTTCAATCCAATATTTGAAGTAAAAAATTCTGAACACCCAATTATTTTAAAAGAATATCTTGGCAAAAGAGTATCCCTTGAAACTCTCATCATTCTAGATGAGCTTGTGGGATTCACTAAAACTTGGAACAATCGTATGTCAGAGGATTATATATGGTACGACCTTAAAAAACTTATGAAAAATTATAAAAGGTTCTTGACTATTGACAAGGGCCAGTATAGAATACAGTTATTGAAACTCATAGAGGAGTCTAGTAATGAGTAATGGTGAAGAACAGGGACGGAATGAGTCGTTCTTGGAAAATGAAGTTCAAGCGTTGACAAGTAAAGTAAAGGCACTTGAATGGGATTGCTCAGAGTTGCAGCAATCTAACTCTGAATTACAGGAGCGAGTTAAAAAGCTTGCATCTCGTCAACCGGCATGGCCAAAGGGATATCGTCCACAAAGACGCCAGACCCAAACCCAGAGTCGATAAATGGTTTGCCGGAGTAGCTCAGTTGATAGAGCAGTTGATTTGTAATCATCAGGTCGGGAGTTTGAATCTTCCCTCCGGCACCATTCACTAAAGGTGAATAAGTGAAAGTAAAAATGATATCACATTCTACACCAGATAATATTATCGGTGTGGATGATGCACAGGAACTCATCGCATATTGTGCTAGAGTATCTAATCCTAACAACCAGAACAATAAAGACACCAGTGAAAAACTAATTAAGTATCTCATCAAGCACAAGCACTGGTCGCCACTAGAGATGGTGAGCGCGTGTATTGAAATTGAGACAACCAGAGATATTGCACGACAGATTCTACGTCACCGTTCATTCTCGTTTCAAGAGTTCAGCCAACGATATGCTGACCCT